AATTAAGCATTTTTTCATCTCTATGACCCTGTGCGTACAAGTGTACCACACCGATTTTCATAAGTACATCTACTATTACCCTTTGAATTCGTTCAATCGTTTTAGCGAAACGAACATCTTCAGCGGCTAATGTGGATTTACTATTTAGAGCCTCATCATATCCCAAGAATGCCCGAGGTACTTTCAACGCGGCCATCATTTTGTTTTTCAAATATTCGATATCATCAGTTGAATCGTATTCCAACCCACCCAATGTATCAATTTCAGTTCCACTATCTCCACCACGTACGGGTAGGAAAAAGTCTTCAGTAAGATTTTGCATGTTGTATTTAAGGTTATATTCACCAGTCGTTTCATCCATTACTGGAGTCTTTTTCATTTTGGCAATAACCGATTTCATAAATGGTTCAACCTCATTTGGGGCAATATTACCAATATCCAATTTGAAAATACGTTTTTCCGGCGCACGCATAATTCTGTGAATTAACATAGCGTCTTCCATTAGTGTTAATTGTTTCCAAACCTTACGGGCACCTTCGATCATTGACTTACCGTATGGCAAGTAATTTGAATCCGAGTGTAATCTGAAGTGTGCTACTTCGTAATCTTCCAGCATTTCTGTTTCGTCTGTCCCCTTAATTCCATGCCGTGTTTCACCCTCACCCAATTGAAATTTAACTTCATTTGGTCGGGCTGGGTCTAATCCTTCAAGTCGAACCACGTCATACGCTGACATTGGTACAACATTATATATACCATAATTATCATCTATTTGCAAGTGCAAGAAGAAATCACCATATTTACACATATTTCTAACTCATGGCCACAAGTTGAATTCCACGTTCAAGATGTCATAATACAAGTTATGTAAAGTTTCCCTTACACCCTCATCTTCGGCTGTAATTTCTATTACATCACCATATTCAGATTTCATTGTGGATTCATCGGCATAAATATCCAGTGCAGAAGAAAGGATAGCATCACTATCCATTTGTTCATAATCTTTGAATAATGCCATTCTCTGTCCAGCTTGGTAGAACTGAATAGCACGGCCTGTTGTTCCACCCATAGATGAATACAACCGAGTATATCTATCCATAAAATTCCGATTAACGGTGGATTGGACATTGTCGGTGTCTATAACTTTTAATTTCCGGCCACCAATATTGCGAACAATAACGGTTCCAGAAAATAATCTTTTTAAATTTTGTGCTAATTTGCTTTCAGCCATTTTTTCCTCTTTTCTATGTTATCCTAATAATCACGCGTTTAAATCTATTTTTTCACCATGACCATCATCCATTTCCCAGGAATCGTTTTCGTTTTCGTTTTCCTTATACATTGGTTGATAATCAATCATCTGTTTCATCAGATTCTTTTGGGCCAATACCCCCTCAGTCCGTAGTCGGATTGCGGTATCTCGCACCCATAGTGCAATTGCAAAACTCATTACCAAATCATCATTTGCTCCATAATCGGCCTGTGCCAATGATGGTCCATATACAAATGAAAATAATTCGTTAATGAGCCTATTTGAATAAACTATTGCGGTTTTATCTCTAAAATATTCTACTAATTTTTCTACGATCAATGGTCTAGTTTTGCTGGTTGTAGTGAATCCAGCGACCATTTTTCGGTCATCTCTATAATACTTATTTGTCATTTGAGATTTTGTATCCACATATTTCATGTCACTAGTCGCATAAAATAAATTTTTATAATCCCTATCAACCACTTGTTGAATTGACCCCCACCCAATGTTCGCATTTTCAATGATTAACAAGGCGTCATTGTATTCTGTAGCGGCATTTACCAATAAATCTCCAAATAGCTTAGTATCAAGTTTACCCTGATATTCCGCCACCTGTTCCAAGTTATCAATATCAATTATGTGGAATGCTGAATAATCTTTTCCATCACCACGTGCCACATCCGCGGATACCACATAGGTTTTGTCCTGTTCGGGATATTTCCATTTCCAGTAATTGCCATCGATGCCCTCTTTTGCAATCGGTTCTTTTTTCAAATTTTCAAGATACCATTGGATAATTGGACCTGGAACTACCGATTTACCAGAAGTGATAAATGAACAATCACATTCCTGTGCAGCAAGTTCGGGTCCTAAATCGAGGTCTTGAACATCACGTCATGCTTGGTCGCGGTCTGGATGCAATGTCCAGTGAAGATAAATTGGAAAAAACGAATTAACTTCGTTTTCTGCCCCTACCCATATATCGTGAAACCAACCAGTAGCACCATTCGGTGTACTTAATGCAATACAACGGCCACCAGTAGCCAATGTCATTTTAGCCGCTGTCCATATATCGTCAATTTTTGGAATGAATGCTGCTTCATCAAGAATCAATAATGAAAGTGATTCCGAGCGTGCAGCGTCTGGAGATGATGTATCAGCTTTGATTCTTGAACCATTGCTGTAACTCATCGAAAGTCTGTTATCCTCGGTACATTTGGATTTTAATCAGCTTGGCAGATTTGCATGCATAACCCTTACTTTTGTTACTAAATTTTTTGCTTTGTCCTGCTTTGTCGCGATAACTAGAATATCTTTATCTGTATTGAATGTCATTAATCAAAGTGAATATCCAGCGGTTAATGTAGATAATCCCAGTTGTCTAGCTTTAAGAATTACCGTAAAATCATTACTTACAATATCATTTAATGTCTGGGCCTGAAAATCATATAAGTTAAAATTGATTTTTCCCCGTTGTGGGTGCTGGATAATACAGTATTTTCTCATAAAATAAACGGGGTCCATAGCACACTTAATGTACTCTTTCTTCATCGCCTCTTTTATTTTTTGTGCATCGTTCATTTTTTTATTGTCCTTGTACCCATTTTCCGTTTTCATATAATATGACTACCCTGTAGTTTTCTCTTGGACCAAGTACTGTTAATTGTGTCCAACCAAAATGATCTCTATATTCTTCTGGTGTACCATATGGCCCCTGTGGTCGTGTCCATAAAGTCATATCAATGGGTGGATTTTTGGGGTTCTTTGCCATGATTTTCTGAAAATCTTTTAATTCTTTTGCCTTTGAATATGAAGCTACACGTACGGCTTTACCCTTACTTTCAGTCAGTGCGGCCAGCATATTCTTTTGAAGATATTTAATGTCTTCCATGCCTTGAATTTCTTCTTTTATAATTTGACGTAGTTCTGATTTTTTCACTGTTCTCTCCAATTATCCCGCTATTTGTCCGTTAGCCCACAATGTAAATCATACTGTAGCCATTCCACCAATATAAGCAATTTTAGGGTTCTGCCACCATTTTGGTTTAACCAATTCTACTCGTTCTTCCAATATCTCTATATGCCGATCTTTGGCGTCTATAATCGACGAATCAACTCCCGCCGCGTATTCTAATTTTGTTATAATCTGATCCTGTTGCATCATTGCAACCACTCTCAGACTATCCACCCGCTGTAATTCAGTTACTTTATTAGCGATACTCAATACCTCAGCATCAGTAAATGAATGTTGTCCAAATCCACACGATAATAATACCATCAGTATTATCAAAAGCCATCTAACCATTCGCGAAATCCTTGAGAAATTTAACCGCGGCGTCAACATCATCACTCTTATATACAATTTCCATTTCTTCTATTTCCTTTTTGGTAGATTTCAAGTCCTTTTTGAGCTTAGTAATCTCTTTTTTATTGACCTGTTTGTCTCCCTCGAGTTGTGCTATTTCTTTTTTAACGGTTTTCTCTTTTTTCTTGTTGGTCTTAATGACCTTGTTCAAATCTCTAATTTCCTTATTTTTCAATGTAAGGAATATAGAAGCGATACTGAATAACGCCAGTAACCCCTTCCATATATATGTAAATATCTTATTCATTAATTTTCGCCCTTTTTATTTTCAAGCATGCCCGCCGATTTTAATATAGTTTTCAATGCCTTTGGATTCTTGTTTATATACGCCATCATTGTCAATACAGTACTATGTGCATTGGGTGGGATTCCGAATTTATTGAATATTTTCTTAACTGAATCTGGATATTCATCTTTTTCCTCAAAAAATGCTCCTTCTTCATTTACCTTGTTAAATCCGTCCCCGAATGTATATAGCTTGCCGATATCAAAAGTAATATCACCAACGCTCTGAATTTCTTCTTTAATTATGTCTCTTAATTCTGATTTTTTCATGTCATTTCCTATTTAAGTACATCCGCCCAATCTTTTGGATTTGGGATAGCTTTGGCAAATGTCAATTCACGCGAATCCATTTCATGTGGATCGACTTTAGCTTTACCGTACGCTTTTATCAATTTTTTGATTTGATCTTTGAAGTCATAAGCACCTTTTGTTGGGTACAACCATATGGTTTTATTACCCACTAGATCACCCTGATATTTACCAAAGTCAGCATGTATTGTCTTTTCTTCAGTAATCATGTTGTTCCATTTAATTTCAAATATTTTCATTATTTTTTCTCCATGTATTTTGACATAGCTTCCCACATTGCGATAAATGCGTTTAGATTCCCTTTGCCAATTCTCTGATATTCGTGTTTCTTAGTTCTATCAAATAAATCTTTTGC